AACAGCAATACGGGGACGGTGAGCAGGATCGATTTGATCCATAATGTAAGGCAAGCTCTCAATACCGGGCTGGAACATATCTTCAAAGTAGATGACATCTTCATTGGTAACTTCTCCTTGTTTCATTTTACGAACCAAGTTCATCAGCTGGCTCATACCAAAGTAAGTACGGCCGTGTGCATCTAGCACTTGTCCGGTAACAATAGCTTGATCGTTGCTGAGTGTTTCACCTGGTACTATTTCATAGTTGATACCGCGACGTTCAAACACAGCACGATTCCACTCTTGTAGTTGCAGAGTGTAGCGGGCTTTGTAGGGCTCCAAGCCCATATACCATAATTTTCTCATTGTTGTACCTTGTCTAAGCTGTGAAAACTTTGGAACGGAATTTTGTATACCGAATAATGTAGTGCTTCGTTTATGGTATCAAAATATTTTACTGATGTCTGTCCAGTATTTTCGTAGTATTTTAATTTATACATTTTTTTTGCGTTTTTTTCTAAACTCGTCCACATCGGCAACTGCTTGGTTCAAGGCTGATGCATAATTGTGAGCCTGTTGACGGGTCATAATAATACTGGCTTCGTATTCCACGTAGCCACGAGTCAACAACCGCCAAAGATGCGACCAGCGTGTTTGACTCCACCAATTGGTTTTTTGCTTGGTATAGGTGGTAACAGTGACACCAGCAGCATCACTTTCTACCCATACATTATGTTCGCAATCAGACCCACAACAAGAACACGGTACGTTATAGCTCTTGGCATCGCCCCATTCGCCTTGTTTTAAAATGCCCTCAGCAGGCGCCTGTGGTGCTAATTTCATTGATTATGTCTCGGTTTCCAATTGGTATCACGTGGTTTGAAGTCTTTACGATCACGCTTAGGAGTACGCCATTGGTCCCAAGGTTCGCGACCACGCAACATCTTCATATACTCACCATATGGTGTACGCTCGTTGTAAAGATTGCGTTCATCAAATGGATATCCGTAGTTACGACAAAACTCATGATAGTTTTCTAGATCTTCAAAGATTGTGGTCACTTCGGGTTTGAAACGAAGATACTTATTGAGCCATTCTGGTTTGGCCATTTTACTACTCCTTAAATAACAATTGATTGACTTGGACGGGTGAGGTTATAAGCAATTGAGCATCCGTTCTCACCGTCCTCGGACACTTCAATTGTAACACAACGATTGGGATAACGTGCAGCAATTTGGACATACAAGTCATCCGCAATCATTTCGCAACTCTTGTAATTGAGTTCTAAAACTCGATTTTCATTATGGGGACCGGTCCCACTGTATAGGTTCTCGAGCCAGCGTTTGAACTGGATGAACTCGATGTCCCGGTCGTTATGGAACACATCGATTGACACCCGGAAATGAAACATATGGCGATGAGGACTGGCCAAAAACGATACATCATATTCATCTCCTGTTGCTAATTGTGGGTCTGTGGCTGCGGCCGGGTAGCAATGTACACCTTCCCGTTCAAAGGTGACCCAAATTTGTCGCTTGGCAGCGTCTTTGATTCGTTCTACAGTTGCTCTTTGTTCTTGATTCATACTAGGCCTTGCTTGGTTGTAAAAAGGTTAAAATATAATCGGCCCAGACTTGGTGTCCGTTGCCGTTGGGGTGTTTGCTGGATCGTTTATTGTTCATTGCACTGGAATCTAACCACTCATTGACTCGAGTGGCCTTTTCAATTAAAGGTAATGCCCACGAGTTGTATGCTGTCTTAGACTTCACTGCTATTTCTCTATGTACGTTTTCGTTAATACTATCAAAAATCCAACCAGTTACCAAATTGGTTCTAACAGGATCTGCCAATCCCTGTGCCTGGGCCAAACACTCAATCCAGTTGCGTTCCAACAACACAGCACGATTCTGCAATCTATCAACAATACCGTTGTGCCATACAAAATTGTTGCCAACAACCACAGTATATCTTGAATCCATCTTGGCGATACTATTGCAAATCGTGTCGCACCAGACCTGTTCTAGATCACTCAACAACGATTGATAAAACTCCGGTGTTTCTTCCAGTTCATCAAATCTAGACCGAGCAGAAAATTTATAATGTGCAGCCTGGTCAATATCTCTGCCATTTTCTGTTAGTGTTATTATAACATAAATTTTCTTATAATCGCAACAGTCTAATTGCTCAACTATGCGATCTAAATGACTCAAAACATACGAGTTTGACCACGCACAGCACCCAATGTTCAACCAGTCAGCTGAGAGTTTTTGAGCAATCAATCCACCATAAATCATTGAATGGCGCAACTGCGGTGGGATACCGTCTCCGTAGGTCCAGCTGTCGCCCATGGTAATTACTATGGCATCGTTGTCGTTGATTTTGGAATAATATTCGGTATTTGGATTGGGTCCTACTCCAAAAGCCTCTTGTCTCCAATTGACTAATGTTTCAGACCAGTTGCGGATTTTCATACCAGTTTGGTTAATAGATCAGGAAAGGTTGTAGTAAAATTTAAATTTCGTCTTTGGTCAATAGCAGTCAACGATTGTACAACATTGCCACTGTTACGGTCAAATGGTTTGGCAAGAAACTCTCTGCAGTTTTGCAAACTGGTAGCAAATGTTGTTGGTGCTTGATAACTATTTAGATAGTCTCGAGTGCTCTGTAGATATTTTTCATTCAAATTTCTAGCGTCCAAGTATTTGGGATCAGTCAAGTAGTGTACAGCCACACGATTTTCGTCCATACCCAAATTGATCAGATATTGGCCAGTTTCAATGATGGTGGTGGCGTTTAACAAAAAATAATTCATTGTTATACCAATTTGATTGCTGGGCCATTCTGCTATCAATTGTTTTATGTTGGCTTCAAGTTCAGTCCATACGCCGGGATAGCGTATGTATTCAAATGCTGAGCCAGTGGCTTCCACACTGACTTCCCACTGTACATTTTTAAATTTCTTTATTTTGCTGTAGATACCTGTTTGTAGATTTGACAGGTTTGTGGTTATGCGCACCAAGCAGTCGGGATTGACTGTGTACAGTCGGTCCAATAGTTCGCCGTTTTCTTTGATTATCAAAGGTTCGCCACCGGCCAAGTATACTTCTTTGAGTCCGGCCAGTTTATCGTAGGTGTAATCTTTTAATTGATCAAATGCAGTACGGTCAGCATTGACACGTTGTCCCATTTCACTGGCCCATAGGCTACTGAAGTACGGTCCGCAATAAACACAAGCATAGTTACAGGTATTTGACCAACGTAGATCTAACTGTGTTAGCGTATGCGGACCTGTATAATCAATCGCAACGTCTTGGTGCAGTTTGAGTTGATATGCTCGGTTACTGAACTCGGGGTCAACTGTTTCGCGTTGCTGGCACAATCTGCAACTGCTGGGCCATATGCCTGCTGTCAGTTCACGTCTTATTGTTTGATTGCGATTGTTGTTTAATATTTCAGCCACCGGCGATGTTTTTAAATTGCCAAGAGTTTCTTGACTCATTGCACAATTTCTAACAGATCCGTCGGGGTTGACAGCAATACCAGTCCACGGAAGCGGACACTCAATCATCTGATTATTTCGTCTTGTGTGTATTTGGACCAGTCAGTAAACTTGGTACGATCACGCAATTCGTGCAAGCTGTGACACCATACTCCAGGATTGGATTTTGCAAAATCTTTGTCATCAATTTTGATAGTGGCATTATATCCCAACAGTTGCACATAAGGCAATTTAACACTAATCATTGGAATAAAGTTGTTGTATTCTACTAGACCGCTTTCGGTTAAACCTTCGGCACAGCTGCTGTCTAAATCCAGTGTACACAAAATTCCTCTTTCTAGGCAATCACTGATCATTGATTCCCATTCGCGCCAGTTGTCGGCGTCATCGGTGTCTAAATTTGGAAAACTTTGATTGGCACCAAAGTAGATATGTTCGCAATCGCTATTGTCGACTATTTGTAACACAATTTGTGGATCCTGTAGACCCACTACAAATAGTGTACGCAATCCAAATGCCGGAGTGTGTTCTACTTCTTTTCCAATAAAGAAATTGACTTGATCGTGTCCTGCTCTATTCATTATGCTTGCTCGTGTTGTGTTTTTAATTTGACAATTTCGTCTTTTAAATGCAGTCTCTGCTTTTTTAACACTTCCAAAGTGGCATCTTCAAATACCCCGGTACTTTCCATACCATCAATACGTTTGTCTAGTACTGCGTGGTCGTGTTCTAAATGTCGTAAACGATTTTCCCAATGTTCCATTTATTCTCCCAAATGTTCAAGTTTAGATTCGTCAAATTCTTCTTCTGGTGCTTCTTCTACAGTTTCTCCACCTTCGACGTCAAACAGCTGATCAAACATAGCATTGCCGTTAAACGCTTTTTTACCTTTGAAACCGCGGGTACCAATAATCTCGGTCCAGTAGCCCAATGGCCCACCGTACATTTCAATAATTTCCATAGCGGTCTCTTTGTCGGGTGCAGCAAAAATAGCTTCTACAATGTCTTCAAAGTATTCACCACGTGGACCACTACAGCGCATCATTGCCGGATGTTCACCGGCGTCAAAGCGTCGATTGGCTTCTTGTACCGCAGTCAAGTGCATCCATACATTGTGTCCCATCAACAATGCGTAACTGAAACTATCCCAACTTGTTTTGCCTTCTTTGCCGTTCTTGTTGACATCACCTGGCTTGTAGTAGCAAATATCTTTCATCTTGAGCATATCTGAGATAGGGCTATTTTCCCAACGTGGATAGATACCATCCGCTACTACACCATCTGACCATTTGCGTGTGTCTGTGGCATATTTCTTATCATCTGCACTAGGTGCCATACGATACGACCATTTGCCATTGTCAGGGAAAACATTTTCAAAGTAGACCTGTCCATTGGCCGTGGCCAAGAATGGACTAGCACAGTCAAACGATATAGTAAATGCAGGATTAACATACTTGCGTACATTACGTTGAATAACAGTTAATAATACTGCCCACTCCAATTTGCTGGTACCCAAGAAGTGCATCCAATCGTGAACACCTTCTTGTAGTAAATTATCATAACGTAGTGTAACCAATCGTCTAAGGATCAAGTGTACATCACACATATTCTGTCCACCCATAGCCCACCCATTAAAGTGTGTGTCGGGATATTTGACTGGATCACAATACTCTTTCATAATTTCATACCAACGATCAGCATCAGGATGATTGGCGCCTTGTAAAACATTAAGCACTTTCATACCACCGTTACGAACACCCTTGCGATGTTTCATATAAAACTCGTTGTTGAATCGGGTAGCATCAACAGCTTCTTCTAGTGTACGAATTCCACATTTGGCTGATGCATTTTTATCGTGGATGACCCAAGTTGGAATATCTAATGTCATACCATAGTCAGCAATGCCGTCCAGCCACTTGACCACAGCTTCACGCCGTGCTTGGGCCTTCGGGCACCCTGAGTTAGCCTTCCAATCGCCTTCCCATAGTCCTTTGGCAATCTGGAATCCTCCAGAGTCGCCTAGCACTAGTGTGTTGGGATCACGATTACGGACCATATCCTCGCTCCAATCTTGCTTGGTAAGGTCCAGGTTGGCATGGCCGCCGGAGTAAAGCGACCACTTATATGGGAACAAGGCCTTCTGATCATTCAACCAGTTCAGCTGTTCCATATCTGTTAGGCCCTGTGGAAAACGCACAGGGTCTACATAAGGACCATTGACAGGATCACGTTGCTTGCCTATGAAGGTAGCGTAGAAACCCGAGATAGCTGGAAGAAACACAGCATAGTCATTTTGTTTTGCAGTTAAGTTGTCTTGCATACAGTTATTTTACACTATCTATAAGGTCAAAGTCACGTTTGTATCGCTCAATTATTTTATTCTTTAACTCAGGTTTTTTTTCTAGTCTGTTTTTCATAAATTGTATAATTTGCTTTTGATCGTAGTTATCTTCTGATACATTGGCATCCACGTCCGCAACCGTCAATGACTGCCCGGTGTATGCCGAAATATCGTCAACAATGGTTTTTTGATTCAATACAAAATACTTTACCTGGCACGTGGCCGGCAACTGTGAAATATATTGCCATTGTGGTGTAGTATGATCGTCAAATACCAAATTATCAAAAATGAGATTTTCTGTCAACCAGTTATAATCTGCAACAAAATGATCACTTCCGTATCCGTTGCTACAAATCCAACTTGACACGTAGGTGGCAAATCCAGATACCCAACGTTCTACAGGATCTCTCAATACAACTATGGCTTCGGTAACTGGTGCATATTCATTGAAAACAAAGTGTCGCCACCCGTTACTAAACAGTATGTTACTGAGATAAGTACTGGCGTTCTTTGGAATATTTAGATAAAATACATTCGAGGGCGAAAGAAATCCGCCCTTGGGTCGATACCCTCTTGATCTAAGATACTCCAACTCCATATTACTTGGTTTGTGCTGGTAACATATAGTGATAAACTGCTAGACCAGAGTCCACAGTGATTTCAGCAACACCGTCATCTGAAATCTTGAATTCTTTGTCGCCTGGCAAGCTGAGAATACTGTTGACAACCGATACGGGCCAATTCAACTGTTTGGTCAATGTGCCTGATGTAGTGGCAAATGTAAACGATCCTGCGTGACTGGCGTGATCACCAAAGAAAAACTTCAATTCGCCATTTTCTGTCTTACTGGAGAATGTGGTAGCATCTGAGTGTGCCATTGCTTGAAACTTGAGTTTCTGAATACTGGCCGCAGTTGGCGTAATCTCTACACCCCATTTGACTGGTTTCATTTTGACATTTTTGAGTTGATCATTGATCACCGCAGTACTCATAAAGCGATAGTCGTTTTTAAAGTCGCCTAACTTGTTTTCAAAGTGAACACCGCTGGGTTCGTTGTTTTGTGTATTGATAGTGATCTTGGCATCAGCTTTGTATTCTGGAATGTTAAGAATAGTATTCAAACGATCCAAATTTGGCATACCAAATACGCCAACAAATTCAGCAATTGGTGCTTTGAATTCTGCGTTCAACACTACCGTTTTGGTAGCTTGGTCAAATGCATTAATCACAGTGGTTTGGTCTGTGCCAGTTACCTTGAGCATATTGATAACGCCTAGGCCATATGTGTGTTGTACAATATCTTTTAAATGATCAAACATAGTTTATTCTCCGTTAATAGTAGTAGTATATAGATGTATTTAGAAAAAGTCAATACGTTATTCTCTGCAATTCGCCCATGACAGGGTGAGCCTTGTTGCTGGACAGTTTTCCAGGTTTTCGAATTTCAAGCCAACTAAAAGAAACACCAGATGTTTCGTTGTCTCGGCTAAACACTATTTCATAGCCCAAACTTTCGCACAAGGGTATCAACATTGATTTTGGAATGTAACTCATAAAGAAGTTTTCAGCATACCCAGCTGATTGTGCCACATCACCGTTGTTGTAGCTGAACATAAACACACCGCCTGGGCGCAACAACTCTTTGACTGCTTTCAAATATTCTTTTACAGTATCTAGGCTGCGATAGTTTAAAAAATTCCAACAAAATACAAGACTCATTTGTCCTTGTGGCAACATACTCATATTGTAATCTTTTTCTTTTAACAAATAGGTACGAATACGTTTTTGGTATGTTGGATTAAAATTTTCAAGAGTGGAGTCAATAAATTCTCTGTAGTAGTCTACAATGTACAAAGGATCGCTGGTGGTCAGCTCTTTGGTCCAATCACCATCACGACAGCCAATTTCTAACGCTGGATATTGCCAGCTTGAATATAGTGCAATACGTCCTTTGATTTCTTCTCGCAAGTTTGAATCAACTTCTAGTACCCTGACTCTACGAATGATATTAACAGCTTCTGATTCAACACGCAATTCTAGATCGTAATTGCCGCTGAAGAATTTGGCACTGGCAGCAGCAATCTGATTGTTGATGTTGTCGATCAGTATTTTATACAAACTTTGATTGTGTGCCAATTGCAAATGTACTGTTTTAATATCGTCAGACAGTTTTCCGATTTGTGTTCGGAAATCGTCGTCAGGAGTTTCATTTTTAACTGCCAACAAATGATGATTGGCCAAATCTACTTCGTGGGCAATTGAATCTGTGCTGTAAACAGTTTCCAATCGTGTTCGAAGTCGTACTAGTTCGCTAAGTTTCATTGTTTACTCGAATGAAAATAAATCATCAAATGTGGTCTTGATATCGGTATTCTCGGCAATTTTCCAATCCAATACACCCAACAAGTTTTCTACCTTTTGGTCCACAATGGTTGATTCCATTGTTGAATCATCAAACGGCAACTCTTTAAACCACTGCGGAATGTGTGTTTCATCTGTGGGATATCCTACACTGGTTAACCCCAGTGGATTGTCTTTGAGTTTACACACAATAGTTTTCATACCGTCCACGATACTGGTGCTGTAGTTGTCGCCGTGCATCTTTTTCAGTCTATTCCAGTTCATCGCAGCACGAACGTGTCCAGGCATATTGGCTTTGCCTAAACGTTCTTCTTCAGCAGTATACTTGGTCAAGTTGTTGACACGCTTGGGAGTACCTTTTTCCCAGGCTGGCCTACCGGCAAACAAGATTTTGAAATCACGTACCTTGTCGATCACAGTTTGGCGAACATCGCCAGCACCGGTCAACACAATCATCAAGATTTCACTCAAGAAATCTTGTACAACCTTGGGAGTGTCTGATCGCTTAAGATCCAGACCCATGGCTTTGACTTTGCCGGCTTTGCCGTGGGTATCCAGGCGCACACCTTCCATATCAAATATCAAAATGCCATAACGTTTCTTTTTAATAAACAGGCCCTTGCTGGCAATAAGTTCTCGACCACCTCGAATAATTGCACCCATTTCTCTAGGGCAATGGCAAGCACGTTCCATAAATGCCGGGAACGATTCATTTACTGATTCAGCAATGGTATCATATAACTGTACACAAATCTCTCGATTCCATTCCATACGTCCCGATTCTACTTCCTCTTTGATTTGCGGCCAGGCTGAGAAATAGACCGAGTCTGTGTCCCCGTAAATGATTGCCGCGCCCACGTGGTTGTATTCACCCGTGATAGCTTCGTTAACGTGCGAGTCCATGTGTTTGGCAATAATACGGCCCGTAAGTGTCGTACTTTGGCCAATCCTTTGGTCAAAGAAGCGGCAACCCGGATTGAGGATCGCACCGTAGAGCGAGTTGAGGTTAATTTTTTTAACAAGTTGCCTTTTGTCCCAGAACGCTTCATCTTCCTTAGATGTTGCGGTTTTCTTTTTAGCTTGCATTTCTTTACGTTCAGCATACCATCTCTCCAACAGTCCGGGAATAATACCCTTGGTGTCATATTTAAATATTGTGCCATTGGCACTGAATGTCCACGGCTGATTGCTGTCAAATATCAAGCGCCAAACATCTTTGGCACTCATTACATCACTAGATCCGTCTTGCCAATCTATAGTAATCTCAGTACCGGGTTCGCCATTCATCACTGCTTGATATTCTAAGGTACCAAACATATTTTCCCAGGCATCAGCAAAACTGCTGCCCGCGGCAATTTTTTCTCTAATGTAATGATCAGTTATTGTTGGCCGGAGTTGCCCAACGACTGTTTCTGGACCCATGTTGAGGGCTCTAATAGCCGAGGGATAGAGCGAATTGATGTCGATTGCACCGATGTATTCGTGCATACCCCTTTTGGGATAAGCAACATAGGCACCTGCGGCTTGTGTTTCTCCTTGGTCATCTCTAGATCTCCTATTAGGTACAACCAACCCACGACTGTGAGCTTCGTTGATAATTGCCTGCTCAGTAACTGCCACGGCACCCATTGTGGTTGCCAACAACACAGTATTATCGTGAGCCAATTCGTTGGCCAGATCTAAGAAACGCAATTTCTTATCTAATCTAGACAACAGCATAGTATCTTGTCTATTGTATTCAATAAACTTGGTAAAGTCTTTGTTGTACAATTGATCTAGTGTGCCTTCGTATTGCGTTTTACTTTCGCCAAGTTCATATTCTGCAATAGCATCCAAACTGTAGCTGTGACGTTCTTCATAGGTATATTTTCTATACAACTGCATATAGTCCATATGCACACGACCTATCAAGTCAAAGGTCAAGTTCTCTGCACCAAAGCGTTCAAAGGTACGTTGCTTGGGATATTGGCCCCACAGGCACAGTCTACGTGTGTCATCTTTGCTGAGCACACGATTGATACGCATAGTGGTATAGGGAATATCGAAGCCTTCACTGTTCCAGCCCGACAAGATATCGGCATCTTGAATTAGATCAAGGAATGTGTTCAACATGTCCTCTTCACGTTCGAACAGGAAGCAGTTGTCAAAGCCTTTGCAAATTTCTTCGGCTGTGGCCCACGAGTAACTCTTGGGTGGAACCACCAAGGTGACCAGTTTATCCATCCAGTCTAGGTAAACTGAAATAGCAGTGATAGCGTTGAATGGATCTTCAGGTTTGGAATAGCCACGATCAGGGTCAAAATCGACCTCAATATCGAAAAAGGCTGTTTGAAGTCGGGGCGAATTCATCCCAAGATAATTTTCTTCCAAGCAACGGAAGATGGGATTGATATCCGATTCCCATAGGCGTTTGTTACTGTTGACTCGGAGTTCTTTGTGAAATTCTTTACTGTTTCTAGTAGTAAAGCGATTAACTGGAGTATCAAAGATAGTGCGGAACTTGCCACGTGGATCGTCATAATAAAACACGTAGTTGGCAGGATATTCTTTGTATACCCGCTCACCGTTGACTCGTTCTACAACGTGAATACGATCTTTGTCGCGATCAAACAATGCGTCAATATATGACATTTACTCTCCAGTGTGTAACTTTGAGCTTACACTCGCTCTTCATGCCCGTCAAGTGGGCGAATCTTATTATACTACTGAAACAACATTCTTGCAAGACCTATGCTGTCGATGGTGATCAAAAAAACATAGTTAGCAAGTAAACCAAAACTGCCGCGAGTCCAACAGGTCCAAGCAGCAGCACAGCATCCACTGATAAAAATTGTATACAGCGGAACTACAGGAACAGTAGGCACAGTGGCCGCAAATATCACAGCACTGACAACACTACAGGCCCAACTAAAGACTTCTGCACAAAAACGTAAAGGATATTCCCGGAAGTCGCGACGGATATATTCCAATGTGCCTTGAAACAATTCAATCAAAGGGTTTTACCTACTGTTTCTAAAATAGTATTTAGATCTTCGTGATCTTGATTGGTTTCGCCTAGCTTGCTTTTTTGTGCAATCTTGATAGCCTTTTTCAAGATAGCTGGTTTAATTTCCATTTCTTCAGCAATGGCTTTGACAGTATCGCTTAAACCTGCATTAAGGTCTTCGATTTCTTGCAGTACTGCCATACCTTCGTTGATGATTTGGGTCAATTTGGCTTTTTGCTCGGCGCTAAACATACGTGATGACATTTGAATCTCCTTGGTAATTGAACAATTATACAGTATTTACTTGCAGAACGCAAGAGCAGTTTAGAATTTGTGCTCACTTTAGAATACCATTCCGGGGCACGACTCCCATAATATTCTCGCCAGCAGCCGGCGACACCTATAGTAACGATAACGTCCTAAGGTAGGTGTTTGGTTATTTCTTTTTGCCGCCCTTCATATTGGCACACCAGTGATACATTCGGGCACGTTCGCCTGATGCATTTTTGGCTTTGCGACGTAGATCAGTTACACTTCCTTTACAACTGGCACCAGCACGTTTGACACGACCTGGACGACTTTTGCCTTTGACTCGGCCATCAGCAAAGTTTTCTTTTACAGATTTTTTGTAAGTAGTGGCATTGGGATCTGGCCTATGTCCGTTGATATCAACACGCACAGCCGGCTCAATTGGTTTTGCTGGTATTTGTTTTTCTGGTTTGATTGTGTTAGCTGGAGGAACAGCACCGCGACCAGACACCGGGTCAATTGTTTCTGATAAAAAAGTGTCGGCCAACTGTTTGCACAATTCTCGTAATTTTGGATTTTCAGTCTCTATACTTGCGTCTTGATCCTGTGTAGGGTCTTTGTATCCGCAATATACGTGTTCAATACCGTATTCAGCAATCAGGTCCTCACAACTTTCACCTGAACGTTCGTCCATTGGTCGATTACAAGGACTCAGGGTAGTTACTACGATACATTCTGGCGAGACATCAGCACAGCGTTCTAAGGCAGCACGTTCAGCATGTACTCTAGTGCCATCTTCAGCTTCGTAGTTGACACCGTATATACATTGACCATCGGGAAATACCACACAAGCACCCACCATACCATAAAAATCTGCATCACTCTCTTGGCCATCAAGAACCAACTCGCAACATTTGGCAAGTATCTCATCCAGTTCTTCTTGGGGGTTATTAGACGGGGCTGTAAGGATTTCGTTTATAATCACTGTCGTCGCCCTCTTGTTGTTCTGGATACACTGGGTAATCGTTTGGGTTCATTTTACACCAAAGTATTCAGGATTGTGTTCAGCAAAGTCACGCATAGCAATGCCAGCATTGGCATTGGCTTCATTTTCTTGATCAGTGCCTGTTTCACCAGCGCCCGGGGGCAAATTGTCTTCTAGGTCTTGTTTGTGATGTGTTAGCTCGTGTGCCAGTGTACGCAAAATATCAACTGGATGACGTCCGCCTACAACCAATTTGATTGATTTGGATTCTGGATCATACATACCAAAAGTGGTGTCAATGGGTTCATTCAACAGTTCAATAGTAGGTAATTCAATGCCTAGTTGTTCGGCTACCCAAGGCGCATATTCGTTAACAAACTCATTTAGTTTGGGTTCAACACCTTCATTGGCCACACAGTTGTTGACTCTAATGCCGCCTTTGATCTTGGTACCTTCTTTGTGCTTGCCCTTCCAGCACTTGGCATCCAAGCGTTGTTTGATCTCATCTAGGGTTTCGTAGTCTTGCTCGCCATCGTCCTCGTGGTGACGTGCCATTGCACGTTTCATCTGTTGATCTCTGTAAGCACGTGCTTGACGTTCTCTGTGTAGTTC